AGAATTGTGTGATATCCCCAGTACTCTGCCATTTCATTTTAACTCCTGTTATTAGGGAAAATAAATCCACCAAGAACTGGTGGCAGCTTATTTATAATCAATAACCGTCGATGATCTGCGCGTACTCAACAGAATCGACTCGGAAAGAACGCCAGCCATTAGCCTGAAGATCCCACACAACAATTGTGTTAAGATTCTCTGGCTTCTTGTGTTGTTCCTCGAGCTGCTCAAACTGATCATCACTAACAGGAAGATATTCCTTCATCAATGTACAGCGCATCACTCGTTCTTCGCCATTCACCTTCTTAAATCTCACTTCAACAGAATGCAACTTAAGATCGTTCATAAGAGCATCTCTTTCATAAACTTTATTAGCCATATCAAGCTCCTTCATTCAATATTTTTCGAGTTTCTGTCTTTTGTTCCAGAATCATTTTTAGTTCGTCGTAGCCACCAATATTGAAACCATCAACAACAATTACTGGAAAAGATTTGGCAGCAGGAAATAGTTCCATCAAATTTTCTCTAGTAAAGTCTTCGTCTAATGTTAGCTTTTCGTATTTGACTTTGTTGTATTCAAGCAAATTCTTAGCGTAATCGCAGTACACGCAATTTTTTTTAGTATAAAGTGTAATCTTCATGATAGTCTTTCTTCCCAGTACTGTTTGATATGTTCGGGGTTAGTTAGGTCATAACCATTAATATACATATCGTACTTCACCAACATTTCTAGTAGAATCATATTATACTCCATTCAGTTTAATTTGTCAACCACTTTTAGTTTTCTTTTTTTCTTGTGAAATTTGGTAGTGATTTCTCCTGTAAGATTGTTTTCTACACCATCCATGTATGGATCTCCTTCGTAAGGAAAATCGGTCCACAACATATGTTTGTCATAAAGATCAGAGTTAGAAGCGATGGTATCAATTTTCAATTCGAAATTATCGAGCTGTCTATGAGGAATTGCTGTAACAAATCCGAGTGGATCACCCTTCTTAAATGTTACCGATCCAGGATAAGTCATTTTCCAATTCAAGAAAAATGTCATATGCGCCCAATTTGATTCAATAACAGAAGTCATTTGTACAGCGCCATCTTTGAAAAAGTTAGGAGCGCCAGTCACAAGTATTGCATAATCTTCTGGCGTTTCTACTACATAGCCAGCTCTAATACTACAAATACCATAACCCATGCCAGTATAAAACAAATGAGAGTCATTGATATCGGAGTGCACGACCAAATCAGTAGAATTATTGCCACCATTCCATTCGATGGTGAAATCGCCTGGAGCTCTAAATTCCCAACCAGATTGATGAGCCATAGTCATGGAAAGATCTTTATAGAACTTACCTTCAGCTTCATCAATCCATTGACGTTTATTTTTACCAGGAACAACTGGAAGTGCTTTGTTATAATTGATAGCGTAAAACTTGATTTCCATTACAAATACACCTTCTGTAAATCTATATGAGGATGTTCAGCTCTCATTCTTCCATAAAATTCAAGATACAGTTTTTGGTCCTGTATACCATATTTACCGTACCATTCTCCACGACATATATGCTGCACTTTTATTTTGCTGGTTCTGTCTCTTTGCATCCAATTGATTTTACGCGAACGCTCTTCTTGTTTGTCCCAAAAGTTATTGCGCTTCTGGTCTTTTGGCTGTGCTACCTGATAAAGATGAGCGCATACGAATTTAGTTGGAGCGAACATAAAGTAGCCAGCAGTGTATGCTCGAATAGCTAGTGTAATTTCTTCGCCAAGGAAGAAAATTTCTTCATCATACGGTACTTCGCTGACAAACTCACCAGTCGTAAAAAGAAACCCACCAGCGATAAAATATTCTTGTTCTGGAAACTCGTAATCTTCTTCAGCAAATTTAGCTGCAGCCGATGGAATTATATTGACGTTATTCATATCAAAGCGAGTGGGCTTTGGTTCTAAAATACGTCTAGTGCCATCCTCTTCAAATTCATAAGCTGGTGGGTAAGCAGTGAGGATAACTTTCCTACCATAGTTGGTAGCTTTTTGGAAATCTTCAAGCAGCAATCGATCCCAATTTTCAACAAACAAAATATGAGAATCAATTTGCATATAATAATCTTCGCCAGCATAATATGACTGGCACATTTTACGAGCCCAACATACGCCTTTAGCGTCGCGATAATCATAGCGGATATGCTGAACTTCTGAAATTGTATCAAGCTCGTCAAATGACTTATCTTCTAAATCTATTTGAGAAAATACACATATGTGTATGTCAAGATCGCCAGATGACTTTTCTAGCAGATTACGAACTGTAAAAATACACTCAGGATCTTTATAGTTTGCGATCGAAACGAATAATGTTTTCTTCTTCAAGAGTGTCTCTCAATTCATCAATAGTTGTGACTCTTTTGCCATTTTTTAAAATAACAGGAAGTATGTTAACTCTTGGAAACTTTTCTTTTACTTCTGCTGCTGAAAAATCTTCTCCAACAACATACTCCTTATAGACTGCTTTTTTAGCAATGAGAAGTGCTTTAACATCTTCACATAATACACATGCTGGTCTGGTATATATCTCATACATTAGTTTTGCGCCGTTTCAAAATGTTGCAGGAATTCGTAACCTTGGACAGAAGTTTGTACATCGCTGTATCCACCTCTTTGCCAGGCGAGGTGAGGATTAATTACGAAACATTTACTTGTAGCTTGTAAATCTGCATAGTTGCAATCTGTTGGTTGAGAAACATTTACTAACTTCGCAATCAATCTATCATAAATGCTGTAGTTAACAGCAACAGCGTGCAAACAAACAGTATTTCTTACTGCATATAAATGTTTAGTTACTTTAACTGGTTTACAAGAAAAATGATTACCACCAAAATATAACATGTCCCAATTTTCTGGTAACTGATCAATAGCCTTAGCAAATTCTATATTTAAATCTTCATGAAAAACTACGTCATCTTCCAATAGTAAAACATTTTTATAACCAGAACGCTTTGCAGTTCTTAACATAAAAAGATGGCTCATATTTCCACCAATACCCGCAACATTTATGCCATTGACATGTGGTGGATGAACAAATCCTCTCTCATCAACATTGTTACTTAGTGGCAAATTCAAAGAAGTGCCACGAATAGCGGAAAACCGTTCTACATTTTCAATACCATGTTTTGCGAATTCTGCCTGCGACTTTTCCCAGCGATCTGTTCTTTCATCTAAGTTTAAACAGAAAATGTGGTCGAAAAATTTATTCAGTGTTGACGTCATGTGTTAGTAACCTCTTTCATCTAAGTTTAAACAGAAAATGTGGTCGAAAAATTTATTCAGTGTTGACGTCATGTGTTAGTAACCAACCCTCCAACATAAATTATTGTAACAACAAATTGAATTGTAATCAAAGACCATTTGCGCCACATAACTCCAATTATAGCCCATCCCAAATTGCCAGCTAGAGAAAAGTAAACGTTGAGTGGATAGATATTCCAAGCTGTTAGTGCAACACCAACAATTAAGATAGCAGTTGAAATCCACTCAACCCAAAAGGGAATATCAATCTTACTTGATATGTAGTCGTACAAGAGAAGTTCTCGATTCGCGCTCTGTCTTGGTAACATCACCAATAATTTCTACATGGAAAAACTGAGTAGCCCAACTATACCATGCTTCTCTTCCAATGTAATCATGAATGAAGATTACAGGATTCTTTTTCTTATGCTTCAACAAAACAGAAAGCGCACAAGTCGCGCGAGCCAACCCATCAATCAAAAAGATGTCGGCATTGAAGAAATCTTTATTAGAAGGAAAAATGTAGTCGTCTGTCCCAATCGGGTGCTCTTCCATCGGTGAACCATAGGTGTGTTCAATGTAACGAGCTTCGATATGAAGAGGAGTATATTTTTGGCTTACGTCGCCGAAGTGATTCTTGATTGCACGATTAACTCGATTATTCCAGTTTTCGTCGCTTTCAATATTGATCAATCTTTGGTTATCACCAAGAACATCGAGCCAAGCACAAACTTCGCCGCGATTACCCCACTGAACCATAATACCATCTTCTGGCATACTCTTAATTTCATTTTGAATATGATCAATTTCAAACTTACTGAACAATATTTCAGTAATAATACCACCATAGTTTACATCAGTGCTCATTCAGTAATACTCCACAATCTCATCTGCGATGCCATATTTTACTGCTTCTTTTGCTGTCAGCCAGACATCTTCGGGCGGAAGCAAATACTTACGAATGTCTTTTTCAGACAAACCAGTACAACGCTTGTAGTGTTCAATTATGCGTTGCTGTGTGTTATTAAACTCTTTGACACGAGCCATTAGTTCGTGGTCTTTGCCCCATGAACCCCAGCTGTATTGATGTGAAAGGATTGCAGTATTGCGAGTGATAAATCTTTTGCCTTTTTGACCAGCAATAAAAGTCATCAAACCACAACTACCAATTTCACCCAGCCCGTAAGTGTATATAGGGATACGCGAACCCTTCATCGAATCAATCAATGCAAATGCTGATGCTACTTCACCACCAGGAGAGTTGATGATAAACTTCATCCATGGTGGCTTCTTTGCCATAAGATTGCGTTCGAGGATAAACGCCATGGCGTCTGCTGCAGAATCAGCATTGAAATCTTTATAAAAAAGATAGTAGTGATGGTCGTTGATATTAGGAACTTCGGGCTTTTCTGTCTTCGTGTTCATTATATATGCTCACTTTTTCAATTGCCAATTTACGATCAGACGTTATTAGTATAACCTGATTTTTCAAATAGTCAAGTAATATGTACTGTTCTTTTTTTCTTTCGAACAGTACATATCTTTTACCCTTGTGCAGTTCTGTATCCAAGCACTTTTCTCGCTGGGAAATATGCTACATTAACAGATTTGTTTTGATTACCACCGAGAACTTTTACGTATAGTTCGCTACCATACCACTCATATCCTTGGAAGAAACCGACGTGTCCTGCATATTTGTTCTTACCTCTTGTGAGAACAACAATGTCGCCTTCTTTTGGATTTTTTGTTTTCTCGCCCCAGCTTAGGAAGCTACGAGCCTGTAAACTCTCAGTAGTTTCTTGCCCAGCACGCGCTAGGATAGCATTGACGAACCCAGCACACCATGGAATACGAACAGGATCCACTGGCTGCTGATTGTTGCCTTCTTTCATTAGATTTGCTAACTCGCGTCTGTGCGTGCGAGCGTGTGCGCCTTCCCACTTTTTAGCTTCCATTACAACTTTTGAAGCCTGACCGCAATTGAACAAATTGCAATTTTTAGCAACTAGTTTACGCTTTTCTTCTACAGTCAAACGCTTTGCAGTGCCGTTTTGTGTTTGTTGTCTTTGTATTTCTTCTCTCTGTTGTTTGCGAATCGATTCCATCGCAAAAAAACCATGAGAAGTAGATTCATCATATTCTGGAGTGTAAGTAGTGCTTACAACGTGTACAGTTGGTTCTTGAATTTTCTTTTTAACAGCTTTCTTTTTCTTAGCTGGTTTCTTTTTAACTTGTGTTTGCTCGACTGATGTAGAAGTTGGGTTAGCCGCAGCAGCAGTCGGTAGCATATAAATTGCCATAGCTAAACCTGCAGATAAAATTGCCTTATACATTTTGCTCTCCTTACGTCATTAACGTTTATCAAGCACCTCTATAAAGAGCTTCGCGGTGCCGCTATGAAAAAACCCGAGAGCCTGTGCTGTGCCTCGAGAAACGTCAATTTCTTTGTTTCTGACGAACGGACCCCTATCATTTACAATAACATCAATACTATTACCATTAGCCACGTTCGTCAATCTTAGCATCGTCCCAAAAGGTAGAGTGCGATGCGCGACTGTATATTTATTCGGATCGAATCTTTCGCCACTAGCTGTTTTCTTACAGCACTGATACCAGCTAGCTGTGCCGTGATATGCTCTATTGACGACTTTCCCAGAGCTTGTGAGGCTCTGGGATTCTGTCGTGGCGCAACCAGAAAGAACGAGTGCGCTAATTATTGCTAGATATTTCACTTCTTACCCTTACGCTTACCCTTCAAACGTCTAGACTTACGCTTTTTGGAACCAACCTTACGACGCCCACGGCGTGGACGATTTTTATGTGGATGTGGCATGATATATCTCCTATTTAAAATTGGTGCTCGTGGAGGGACTCGAACCCCCAACCAGACCGTTATGAGCGGTCGGCTCTAACCTTTGAGCTACACGAGCTTACACCTAACTGGATCAACTGTTTTCCAGTTAGTGTCTTAAACTCTCTTTCGAGAGAACCTAGTTTTTGACGCACCGCGACTGGGTACATTTGAAATATTATTTTTGTTTCTCTTTCGGCGATTTGTTTTGTATCCTCATAATATGCTGCATGAAACTTCAATACAGAGTGAGGATATACGCACACATTGGGCAAACTTAAAGCCATGGTGCAAGCAGAACGACAATTGACAAGTGCAACTTTTGTGCCGTTCAATCTATATTTATGCATGCGAATAAGATATTCTTGAAACTCCCCACCAGAGTCATCAACAATAGTGACAACTGCTGGTGGATATGGCGAATTAAAATATTCCATCGCTTACTCTTTCTTGTCTCCAATGATTTGCAGTAGGCTTAGGAAAATATTGATGAAGTTGATGTAAAGGTTTAGCGCGCCAAAAATGCCTGCCTTTTCCATTTCTTCATCATATAGCTCGTCATAAATGTTTTTCAAGTTCTGTGTATCATATGCTGTCAGACCAGTAAAGATGAGAACTGAGATACAACTAATGATGAGAGTCATCATCGAACTTTGCAAAAATAGGTTAACAAGTCCAGCAATAATTAAACCAATGACACCCATCATCAAGAATGAGCCCATGCTAGTTAAATCACGCTTCGTTGTGTATCCGTAAATCGAAGCAGCACCAAAGGTTGCTGCAG